TTTAAGCCATGTATAGGCCATTGAGTATCAAGCACTTTCAAACTAGAAATCGTCCGGGAGGGGGTAAAAATATGAAATATGAAGCTGGGGACGTTAAAGAGTCAAAACCGTGTAAAAACGACCATGCGGAGCAATATATCAAGAATAATAAGAAAGGTACTCTGGTCCAATACTGTAAAAGATGCGATAGACAGCTTAAGGTAAGGTAGAGGTATGGTTTGTCCTCGGGGGTGGATGGATGCTGTAGCGTCTGTGTTGTGGGAAGAATATAAGGATACTATTAAATTAACTTTGCTAATTATTTTAATTGGGGTCTTAGGTATTCTGGTAGGGTGTGATGGATGGGCTAAATTAACAGTAGGTAAACAAGAGGGGTATTTAATTATCTCTAGTGACACTAGTAAAAGTAATTTTGAAGTTAATAAATCTTAGGAGGAGTCTATGATGAACAAATTTGATCCAGAAAAGACAGTTGACTTGGTGTGGACAAAGGACAGTGAAACAGGAGAGAAAGTATTGATTGATAGGAAAACTAATGTAGAGGTGGGGAGATGGAGAAAAACATTGACTTGCCCTTTATGCGGAAAGGAGAAATAATATGATGAGTGAAACAAAACAAAATCTAGTGGACCTACTTACAAAAATACAGGCTTATGACGGCTTAATTCAGTCTTTACAACACACACACAAAGATGATGAAGTTAAGGTCACTGAGTTATTAAAAGTTATTTCAGCAAGAAAATTAGTTCTTATTGAAGAAACACATAAATTACTTAGTTAATTTGTCTCTATATTGACAAGAAGCACAATCACACCTAGCCTGTATTTTTCCTTTTATGTGCTTTTGCGGGAAAAGCAACTCTCCGTTTTTATTCCACGTATAGAGAAACTCACAGTCATTACATAAAAATGTACAATTTTCTTTCTTATTTCTATAACCTAAAATATTGTTTCCTACTGGACAACGAACTTCAATACTATCTTGGAGCATAAAAAAGTCCTTATTTAAAAAAAGCTATTGCCGCCGATGTGGCTACTGCAATTAATCCTCCTACCGCCGTTATTATTTTTGCCGTTGTTTTAGATTCGGATTTAACTACTGCCATATCTATTTTTATATTTGGTATGTCTTTTTGTCTTACTTCTTTTAACTCTGTTTCAATAGAAGTTAGTTTATTTATAATAAGATCATTAATTTTCTTTCCATTAGCCATATTAGTTTCCTACCGTTGTATAAAGAATACCACCAAGCAAAGCTGAGGGTATTCCTGCTCGAATAAGGTTCTTTCTAACTGTGTCTCTTTTAGCTCCAGCAGCTATAGCTATGTCATTTAATCTCTGCGTTCTTTTTATAGCTAAACGAGTATGGAGCAATGAATTTTTAATTGCGGCTTTTTGTTTACCTGCATCAGTTGGTAACCTATCTAATTTATTTGCTACTGCTTCCCAATCAGCTAAAACACTGTCGAATGTGCTGTCTATTTTTCTTAGCGCCTCTGTTGATGCTTTCCCGCCCATCTTTATATTAGCTTTTATAGTTGTAGTTGCTTCTGGCCCAACATCTCTAAATGTTTGAGCAAATTTTCTAATGGTTTGTAGTTCCGGGCCCCCCATTTGCGTTAATTTGTGGGTAGGAGTTTCAGCTACTTTTCGCATTGTTTTAGACATTTTATTAAGGGCTTTAGGATCTTTCATAATAGCCGCAAAATCATCGGGTGTGTCCTTCATTGGAAAACCTGCCAACTCTTCCGCTTTGCCTATAGCTTTACCTAACTCCCCTTTCTCGGCCCCTAGGACCGCTTCTCTGGCTTCTGCTCTAACTGGAACGGTATTTAAGGCCATGCTTTGTTTAGTTAAACGCTCTTGAAGAGGGTCTAAGGCTTGTTTAGCTCTTAGAGCAGCGGTATCTTTGCCCTCTCCAAACACCGTATTCAATACTTTCTTACCACCGGAAATAATTCTTGGTTCTACTGCACGCCCAAATTTTCTTCCTAAAGCGGCTGCTCCGCCCCCCATTAATATATCAGGAGCCATGCTTGTAGCTAATCCCGCAGCAGCCGATATGTTTGGGTTTACCTGTCTTTTTCCTAGTGCCTCCGTTACACCTTCTCCCAATGAATCCGCAGCAGTTGATATTGTTTGCATTGGATCTAACTCTTGTACGCCCTCACTAGCTATTTCTGACATAGGAACACCTAATTTATAAAAAGCTCTTGATTGTTGTTCCTCTGGTAATCCAGCTATTTTAGCCAATAAACGCTGTTTTAATTCGGAGCTTAGTCCTTTATATCTATCTGATATATTACTCATTGATTAATTCCTTTAATAGGTCATTAAGTTGCTGATCTTCAGCATTTCCAGAAGCGCCATCTGGATCTAAGTCCTGTGCTTGGATAACCAACTCCTCAGGAGTGGGGTAGAGAGAATCTAAACCTTTTTCCCACGTTTTTCCTAGCCGTTTCTTTGCTACTAGCTTTTCAGAATTAATTTTATTTCTTAGCTGTAGTTTTCCTCTGTTACTCAGACGTTTTTGTAAACGACTTAAGCTCTTTTTAAAAGTCGGTCCAGCAGAACCGGAGATAGTTCTATAAAAGAAGTTTTCTCCTTTAGCAACAATTGATAAAGGTTCAGAAAAAGCTGCTTTATCCGCTTCTGTTAAAGCCCCTTTTTCAACGGCCCTAGCAATGTAAGTATAAACAGATTTTAATTCTGTTTCCTTTGCTTCTGGATCATCTAAAATAGAAGAAGCATACTCAGCCGCATTTATAGTTGTTACGTTAGCTAAAATTTCTGAATTATTTAATGTAGTTTTTCCTACACTCTCTTGTAGACCAGCGGCTAGTTTTGGTGCTTTTTGTTGTAGTCTAATAAAAGCATTTTCCGAATCCTCTTCCTTAGTTTTTGCTGAGGTTTCTTGCGGTACAGATGTAGGAACTTTTCTTGCTCCTCCCCTACCAACTTTTTCAAATATAATAGGATTTCCAAATTGGTCTGTACTAGTTCCTGGCATTGGTGCTTCTACTGCACCTGTTAATATATTTGGATCAATTTCATTTCCACTATAGTCTGTCCAAGTAAATTGCGTCCCATATTTCTCACTTGGTGTAGTTTCTAATAGCTGTAAAGACATTCTAGTCCCATCTTCTAAAATAACATTCTTTTGTTGTACGTCTCTACCACTTAGGGTGCCTTGTTTTGGCCCACCTAATTGGTCGAAAGCAAACTTACTTACTTCTGCTCCGGCTTCCTTCGGATAGGCTTTACTAACTAAGGCAGCTAATTCTGCTTTGTATTCGGGGGTTTTACTGTATTCTTTTGTTTCCCCCTCCACTACAGCAGGCATTGCTCCCATTCCCAATAAATTTGTTAAAGCTCCCTGGGCATCTGTTAAACTTTTCTGCTTGTTATAGTCCATTAAAGTAGAAACTAGTCCCGCCCCTTGATTAAATATATCTTTAACATTATTAATCTTCTGTTGTTTAAGAACCTCTTGATTCATCCTCATTTGCTCTTCCTGTTGTGCTTTCTGTTGGTAAGCTTGTATAATAGAAGCAGATGAAACTTCGCCTTTATAACTAAAATCAGGTAGTTGATTAAGTGCCATATTAATAGCCTCCTAAGAAGCCGCCACCCACAAGACCGGCTAATCCACCAATTACAGCTCCTGGTGCGCCAAAGTTGGCTCCTACCGTAGCTCCACCAATACCGCCCTGTAAAGCACTTCCCCCCTTAGCGGAGGGGGTTGCTTGAGGAATTGGAGCTAAAGCTTGCCCAGTTAATTTAGCCGCTTCCACTTGTCTAGCATAGTCCTCTAGTGACATACCACGTTGAATAGCTCCATAACGCCCCTGTTGGTATTGGTTCTGTACTCCCTGCAATTCTGATAGATTTACGCCCCTATCTTGAAGACCCTGTAAACCAATCTGTTCCTGTAGGATACTGGCAGCTTTCCCTCGCTCTCTTCCCAAAGCATTACCAAGTTCAGAAGAACGTAGTAATCCCCTAGTATTTAAATCTTCGTAAAGACCCGGAGTATTCTCGTCTAATATTCTATTTTGCTGCTGTGAGATAAGATCAGCGTATTCACGAAGCATTTGGTCACGACTAGTAGCCTGAGAGCCAGCAAAGTCTATTCCCATTTGTCTCTGTAGATCAGCCTCGGCCAATAGCCTATTTTGGTCTGTAGAAGCCTGTCCACCAGTTTGAACAATACCACCGATGCTATCAGGAGGTAAACCTGGTAATGGGGGATTATCTCGATCGATTGGAGTGGGCATAAAAGGACCGTCAACCGGGGTAGGAATACCGGCATCAGGTGTTCCACCACGAATATCACCGATTAAATCGTCTAAACCTCTATTGGCTTTATCTTTATTATCAGAGGCATTTCGTTGTATTTCTTGTAGTTCTGCCTTTTTCTTATCTTTTTTGTCGTCTAATAAACTAAAAGGTATACTAAGGCCACCAGTTCCTAATGCCCAAGCAGCATTTTGGGCCAAATTTTTATTTTTTTCATATATACTACGTAACCCCGATTTTTTGTATGCTCTTTGTAATTCACTACTAATACTCATAAATACTCCTCTTAAGATCCCTTACTAGAATAAGGTGCTGAACTTGTATAAGATTGTTGTCTACTAGAAACTGTAGGAGAAAACTGTTGAAATGATCCTATTTGCTCCCGTTTTTGTGGTGTACCCAAGGATTGCTTATTCTGCAATTCCGTAAAATAGCCAGAAATTTGCTCATATAATGCTCCCCAATCCGGTCCCTGGGGTTGCTGTGGGGCTGTTGGTGCTTGTGGTGAAGTTGGCTGTTGTGGAGTTATTGATTGCGCGGGTTCTTGTACGGGTGTAGGTATTCCAACCATATCACCCGATTTCTGCGGTGCCTGTGTTTCTGTTTGTTGGCCTAATAAAGCGGCTTTAACTTCTGGAGATAAATTAGGGTTATTTTGTATATTAGTTATTTGTTCTGGAGTACGGTAGTTTGCATCTCCTGCTGGTGCTGGTTCTGAAAAATTGTGTCCCGCTAATTCATCGAAGAAGGATTGACCACTAAAACCTTTCTGAGCTGTAGAATAAGCTTGGCTTAATGCTAATCTATCAAGTTGTTCTTGGATTGGTTTAAAGGCTGCTCCGTATTTCTTTTCAGCATAAGCATCACCATAATTTGCATATTCAGAACCAACAATAAAAGGATTTTTCTCTATCTTCGCTAATTGTGCTTGAATATCCGGATTATTAAAAGAAGAATCATAGGCACTAGTCCAAGCATCTTCTCCAATGGAATCTAAAATACGTGGATCAAGTTTACCCGAAAACTGTTTTCCCCCGTAAGTAGTTTGGCTAGTCTTTGGGTTATACCAGTAATCGTATGTATTTGCTTCTTTTCCCTTTAAATAGGTTTCCCCTGTTTCTGGGTTGTATTTCATGCCGTTGTTTAAATCGACCCATTTAGTTGCCATTTATAAATCCTCTTTTAATAGTGTTACATAGGGTTTCCAGTTTTTACCTAGAAACCTACAATATCCTCTACTCCCCCTAGAAGAAGGTATAATTATATGCTCTGCTAATGATTCTACTGCATCATTTCTTAACACATTCCACATTTCTTTTACTAGTGGAGTATTTCGTAATGCTGGGTGTACCCAAGCTTGCGTAGCCCAATAACACAGTTTATTGTCCACTTCTTTAGAAACATGTGTCATAGCATAGGCCATTACTTCACCGTCTTTGTCTGCCACCCAGAAGTTACGGCTATCATCGTGCCTAAAGACGGTACAAGCAGCAATGCTTTCCAATGTCTGTTGGTATAAACCTAAAGGATCAGCCCCTGATTCTACGGTATGACTTTCTTTTACAAAGTTCATTACCGCAGTTTCTATGGCTTTATCTTTAAGTTTAAGCTCCGACAGATTCTTTATCTTTCTTAGTAGATTCATCAGCTTTTGCCTTTTCTGCATTAAGCATATTAGCCACACTTTGCAATGCGGCTTGATACCCCGCTTTAAATGAATCTATTTTTATTGCTTCTATTTCTAAGTCTCTAATCTCCATTGTGTCCTCCCTTTTTATCTTACTCGTCTAGCTGAAATGCGTCCTGCTGCTGTTGGTGTACCTGCCGAATAAGTTGCAGCGTATTTTAAATAGTAAGTAGTAGTACCGGAAAGTGATACACGAAACGGGGCTATTGTTATGGCTTCTCTAACGGGTGTTGTTGCTGATGAAGCAAAACTAATTCTTAGTGTACTTTCTCCTGTAACTAAACCAGCGGCACTATTTCCAGAAGTACTAGATATACCAAGTCTACAATCTGACCAAGTAGCTCCATTTTGATTCCATTGCATAGTTCCTGAAATATCCCAGTCACCCGCGGTTAATGAAATACTTACTAAATCACCAAACTCTGTTGAAGTGGGGGCATTTTGGGCCGTAGACTGAGTGGAAGATAGACTTTGCCCAATCCACCCAGCACTAGCATTGTCATTAGTGTTAGTTCCTTTTGCTGAGAAAGCCCCCGAACTGTCGAATCTACCGCACTCAGTGGAATTTATAGACCAAATAAAGGCACCTGCGGCAGAGGCAATATCTTGTGTCCAAATAGCGCCTAAAAAAATACCACTATCTGCTGATGTAAAACTCAGCCCTCTCCCACCATCATCACTGCCAGTAAACCTTACTACAGCCCCATCTGAGCCTTTACTTACATCCAAAGTATAGGTAGCGGGATTTACGCCGATACCAACACTCGTCCCGAAATACCCTGTTCTCCACCTAATAGAATTAGATCCTAAATCATCTGTATTATTAGTGTCACTTATTAAACTCGTATTAATGGCTACAGAAGCTAAATTATCTAAAGCTGTTGATGCTCCTCCCACTCCACTAACATCTTCCCAAGAAAGATTTCCAGAACCATCCGTAGTTAAAACTTGGTCTGCATCTCCGTCATTAGCAGGTAAAGTTAAAGTATAAGAACCTCCCAAACTTCCTGGATTTGCAATAGTAATATTGCCAGTACCATCTTCTAGTACTAGATCACCTGACTGCGAGTGTAATTCACCAATAGAACTAAAATCTGTCCCATCGATAATGGCCGCTAAAGTTCCCGCAGTACTAAACCGTATGTCTAAACCAGTGCTAAATAGTCCTGTATTAGTTGCTGAAGGACTAGCATAAACAACTAAAGTTGGTGTGCTAGCACTTCCTCCGTCTAATCTAACCCGACCAAAATCTACTGTTGAAGTTGTAGCGATGCTTTGAGGTAAACTAAAAGTAAAGTTTCCCGCATTTGGTGTAACCGTTATTTGGTTTGTTGTGCCAAGTAAATCAAAAGTTTGTGGTGGATTAGAGTTAATAAATACTTTAGTACCGCTACCTGGATCTAGCTCACTTATAGTCCCAAAGCCATCTAAATATAAAAGTCTATTTCCTACATAAGAGCCTATATCTTGGATATTACTAAAAGATAATACTCCGCCCGTAGTTGACTTAAGAAAGGCCCCATTCGTTGATGGATAAGCTATGGGTAAAGTAAAAGTAAGGTTTGCACCAGTCGCACCCGCTTGTATGGTGAAAAAATTACTTGTGGAACTATTATAAAGGGTTATTGTCCCAGTTAAATTATTTGCTGTACCTACTGCAACAGTATCCCAAGTAGCTGTACCACTGTTAAACTCGTTAAATTTGTCTACTATAAAATCTAAATTAACCCTAAGTTTAGAATTAAGGGCGTATCCCTTGCTTGGTATAGGAAAAGGTACTTGGATAGGCATTAATCGTTCCCTATAACTTTCTGACCCGCTACCTTACCATGTAACAGCAAACTGTGGACTTCTGTATCTATAGTAGAGGAACTTTGTCCCACTTTAAATTGAAAGAAATTTCCTCTTCCGGTCAGCATACTGCCTTTAGACGTATATAGTTCAGAGCCGTCTGGGGCTTGTGCCAATGTAAAAGAAGCAGAATCAGCAACAAAATCAAACCCATAATTAACTGTAATATTGCCGGAGGCTTTTGTTTTGTAATTAGCCACAATTTTACGTACTTGCACTATTTCACTAACAGCTTTGGGGTTAATCCAACCACTACGCCAAAAACTTGTAATTGTCCCTGCCCCAGACTCAGAAGCATCCGCATAGATTGAACTTTGGTCTGGTTTATAAATAAATCCATCATAACCGCCTAGATAGGGATTTCCTTTATGATCAATACCAGAAACATTCATTTTATAGCCAGTAGAATTTTTAAGCCAACATTTATTCTCAATGTCCCACACAATAGAAGTATTGTTTGTGCTTCCGGTAGTTGAAATAGACCAAACAATCCAGTCGTGATCAGTTCCTTTTTCTCTAAATCCCATTATATACTGGTATCTTTCTGGTTGGACTGCGTTCCATAAATCATCCGAGCTGGTTGGATATGTTTTAAGGTTTTCTCCGTCTGTAGAAACCATTTCACCACGAGAGTTTATAAAATAGACTTCTCCATCTATATTTATAATAGCGTTCTTTCCTACCGCCCCAACATTATCAAAAAGAGAGTAAACAGGAAAAGGAGCAGAAGAAATAACCATTTGATAAGTACTGGTTTCTTTAAATATAAGGACGTAATTTGTACTAATAACTTTTGCCCCAGTAATGCGTTGCCCATCACTTAGTGAACCAACTACAGCACTTCCAGACCCACTACCTGTCCAATCCTCTTCATCACCAATCACTGACCACTTAATTGTAGATGGATCAGCGGCGGTTCTAAAGGCAAAGACTCTATTATTAGCAGTAAAACCACCGTAGGCCGAAGGGGGAGAACCACCAAGGGCTGCTGCATTACCTGTTCCAGACCATCTAAAAGGAGCGTTTGGTGATGTTGGAGGCCCACCAAAACCAACAACAGCATCGTTAAAAGTAAATAAATCCCATTGATTATTGGCCCCAGCAGTTATCGTTATAGCTCCCGTAGCGTCTGTAAAAGTTCCTGATATATTAGAAGAGTGGAAAAACTTGCTACCACACACAGTTACTAACCATAGGTCTTGATCAGCTTGTAACAGGTGGCCTATTCCTTGTATATTGGCCCCACTATTTAAAGCAGTTACAGCCAAAGCCGTAGCAGAGGCAGTTGTTTGTGTATTAGACCCCGTACCAGAAATAGTACACGTAGCTAGATCTGTTGCATCTGATTCTGCGTCAAAAGCGGTTTTAACCTGTGTTGCAGTAGATACACCAGATTCTATTTGAATAGAAATAGCACTACCCACAACACTAACAACTTCTGAACCTGCCGTACCACCACTGGTATATTCAATAGTAACAGCTTCTCCTGCTGCTCCAGAAGAAACTGCTGTATAAGTTAAATCTTGTACCACTAAACTAGCTGTGCCCAAAACATCGTTGCCGTTTCTGGAACGAAAACCCTTTCCACCGGGCAAGACTACAATATTATCTAAATCACTAGCTTGATTACCTTGTAGTTGTGTAATTGGCAAATTACCACAATAACCACCGCCAAAGTTGTCGATAGGGAAATAACTACCTTGATACATAATTAACGTCCGTAGGGATTAAAATTAGGGGGCCACTGTGCCCCATGCTGTGCTCTAGTTCCCGCCCTTTGATCCCACGGTTGGCTGATTAAATGATTATCTGGTAAAGGAGAAACTTGTCCAACCATCTCTCCAACAGCCATTTTAGCTCTTCGCTCAGCACTCTGCATACGGTCATCATCAATATAAGGGTGTCCAAACATGGCCAAAGCCGTAAATACAATAGCCTGATGAAACTTTTCGGGTATAATGGGTACATCAGAACTAGCAGAAAGTTCTGTAATTTTCTGGTAGTATCTATAGAGTATATTTACTTTAGCGTCCGGAATAGGATAAAAATTAGCTCTCCAATTACGACTTGAATCTAATCCCAAAAGCGTATAGGCATAAGGTGTTCCAGTAGCAGTTGGATCAGGTAAATGTCTATCAAAAGTTCTCGGATCAACATATGTAAGTTGTCGATCGGTAATAGCTTGGCGCATATCTACTAAACGGTCTACATCAGAAGCAAGGGAATAAAAAACCCGCCGAATTATGCAGGTACCAGACGTAAGATTAGAACTAGCTTGATATCCAGGACTTATAGTTAGGGTATCGGAAGCCGCTGTATGGGCTGTAATTAAATACCAGTCGTCAGTAGCGGAAAATTGAATATAATAATCATTAGCTAAACTAGGAGTAACCGTAGCGGATAAAGTAACGGTAGTAGATCCTGCATTTACTGAAGTGGTTAAATTTGTAGTATCTGCAACCGTTTGCATAGCCTTAGCACTAAGAAGCCAACTCCATTCACGCATGCCAGATAAAAATTTATAGGCTTCATTAATCCAAACACCCAATTTAGTAGCGTCGTTTGTAATGTCTAATCCTGTTTCTTCTGCAACCCTAGTTTTTAAACTCGTAAAATCCATATAACCTCGATTAATGCCGGGAATCCCGGAGGAAATTTAAACCCCCGGGAATCCCGGAATAATATTTATTCTTGTGGTGCGTTTGCTTTATTTGATAATTGAGCAGCTTTTACGGCTCTAGCACGTGCCATACGCTCTCTAGCCGCTTCTTTTTGCTCTTGTGTTAAAATACGAGAACGCTTGGAAGGAGAGGGATTAGCCTCTGGGGAGACCTCCACAAGCGGTTCTCGTGAAACTGGTAATATAACAGTAGGAATTAAATTCCTGGTTTTTGGCATGGACCGGGAATTAGTGCTATCCATTGGATAAGACGTTCTTTTAGGGATCACTACATCTCTTGGCAATGTTCCTGAAATGTATTGATCTATCGCCAATAGTGCATTTCTAGCCGATTCTTTAGACATAGGAAACACTATAGAAGAATCGCCATTTTGGCTGTGTTCCAAGCCTTCTAGTAATCCGTCTTCTTTTTCTCCAGAAGGATCAACAACCGTAGTTCCATCTGTATATCCATCTCTATCATAGCGAACAACCATTTTAGGTACTTTATGGTAGATGAATTTCTTTGGTAAGTTTTGCACATAGAATACCTGATCAATTCCAGACTCGTGTAATTCTTTTATAAACACTTCTTGTAATTCTTCCATTTTACTTCTCCTTTATTGGGTACAACAAAGCCCTTAGATCCGTCTGGGCCTCAATAAATTCGCTCCCGCTAAACTATTGTTTTAGTGCGTCTAATTGAACGTTACTTTTTTCTATTTTTGCTAAAAAATCTTTCCTAGTTATAATGGGAGCATCCCCTATATGACCTAAATCTAAATTTGGTGTTATCCAAAGTTCAAAACCCGCCTCTTTTGCGTTTACAAAGAAGTAGAAGTCCTCAGAACAGACTTCAGGAATAAACTTAAACCACGGCCTATCTAATACCTCAAATACTGACCTATGGACAAGAACGCAACCAAAACCTGCTGCATGTGCTTTAAAGTAGTCTTTCTTATCTGGGTGTGGGAAAGCAAAAGCACCAACGTATTTATTTATTTCGGCCCGCTTATTTTCCATCCCGCTTAATCCCATATGCTCAGTAGCTTCACCTCTACTCCACAAAACTGGTAAATTATCATTTTTACGTTGGTAGTAGATCCCCGACACCATCTTTGCATCTTTTTCTTCTACAACCTTAAATAGTTCAACAATCGTTTCTTTAGGAAAAGTCATATCAGAGTCTAACCACAAAATCCATTCTGTGTCGGAAGTTAAAAAAGATTCGGCAAGTCCATTTCGAGCATTATCAATCAAACAGCGCTGAGTAACTCCAATATCTTTTATTTCAATTCCGTGTTTAGCCGCATAATTGACAGCAGCAAGCATTGTTTGGAGTGTAACAGGTGGAACACTTTCGGCTACTGGTATTGCAATACTAACTTGTTTATTAATCATTACTTCTTCTCCCAAAGAGCCAGAATAAAATATGATGGATGACACAATAAGAATAACCACAGCCGATAAATATTAATCTTTGTTGGGCGAACTCGGCGATTTCCACAGGCACATTTTTCTCGCTTAATTAACCCTCTATATTCGTCTAGTTTTTTACATGCATCGCAACGATAAAATTGAAGTTCCATTATTTTTCTACCTTCCTAAAGAAAAATCCTTCTTCAGAAATAATGTGACGCAAATACGTAGCTAACCAACTTAAAATACTTTGAGGAGCAAACCATATCCACCACTTTACCGCTGGCCTAGCACTAGTATTAAATAAGACAACTTTATGTAATGAATTTGTTTTTAAATTATTTTTGCTGGCATCTAAATTTGTCCCTGGTCTATTAAATCCTTGTATCCCCATAAAAGATTCGACATTAATATAATTAATGTGGTCACGATAAGAAAATGCCGCCTCACTAGAAATGGGGGGTATCCAAACTTCAATTACTCCGTTTAAATCTATGATTCGACACAACTCTTCAAAACATTTCCACCAATTAGGTACGTGTTCGAGTACGTGATTTGCAATAATTAAGTCAAAGGAATTGTCAGCAAAAGGTAGTGGTGTTTTACTTAAATCACAAACAACGTTTACTCCCGGGCCAGCATGTAAATCAGTATTAACTACATTTGTAGCTTTATATGTAGATCCTCCACAACCCAAATTTAGTACTCTTTTTCCCTTAAAAGTATAATTTGGTGGATACTTTACGTGCGTAATGGAGGGAATAAAACCATACCTATTTAATGTATTACTCTTTTTCCAGCCCCTATATTGGCGTACCTTTTCCTTAAATTGTTTTAACCAATTCATCCCATTTCTCCCCGATTTCATTCCATGTAGGAACTCCTATAGGAGCTAGTTCTGCTATATGTTTATGAAGTTCTACATCTTTTTGTAAAATACAGGCCTGCCGGGCAAATTCCACGGTCCAAGAATGAATATCGTGCGGATTCCATTTTGTTGTTAAAAGGCCTGTTTCTTTATGTTCTATAAACTCTGAGTTGGCTCCAATATTACTGGAAACTACTGGTAATCCACAGGCTCTAGCTTGAAGGAGAAGGTTACTACAGATTTCGGGATAGGAATTAGGCATAAGCAAAGCCCAAGCCTTTCTCATAAGTGTAGCCATAACCTTTTGACTAGTAGGAGCATATACATGCGCTCCTGCACCACCCAACATTTTTAAAAAGGCTGCCTGTTGCGTGGAGTTTTCTTTGCCATGTAACTTTTGTGAACTATATATCCTAAAGTCCAAGTCAATATCATGTCGATGGAGACTTAAATATGTTGGTTCTAGTGCAGCTTGCCCCTTAATTGGGGCTGAAGCGGTAATAAATAGGTGTTGGTTTCTATCCGCATACTTTCCCGGATAGTATACTTCTGGGTCTACTCCATTAGGTATGACTGCAAACTTATCCTGATTAATTTCATAAAAATCACTAAAAGTATCTTTACAATATTTAGACAAAGCAACTACTTTATCTACATATTTAAATGCGTCGTCTTCTAAATACCTAGTATCTACAATATCATGCAACCACCAAATAATCTTAGATCCTTTACTTTTACAATAGAATAAAAAATCTTTGGGAAGCATATTTCGATTGAATACAGTTATATCCCAAGTGCTGATTGTGCTGTTGGGCACCACATATTGCACTTTGTTTATAACTTCCTCTTTATTATAAGTGCTTCTGACATATACTTCGTGACCAATAGAGGCAAGATACTCGGGCACCTTAGTTAAAGATGTAAGTGTACCTCCTGTAGGCTTATCATACAGTTTATGTGGGTCATGCCCGCTTGTCCCATCAACAAATAAGATCCGCATTAAATTCTCCCCTAGAAAATTTGCTCGTTGATAGGTTCAACGAAGCCGAAAACCCTAAAATTTTATTCCGTAAAACTTTAAAAAACGTATAGGCAATTAAGGATTGCCCTCAACCTTTAAGCTTTTATAATGCTCGAATGAAGATTGGTTCTTTAACCGCAGTACTGATACCCGAAGCCATGGCACTCATTGAAGTGACAAAGTTCCAAGGATTAGCGATTGTCGGAACAAGTGACGTAGCACTCACTGGAATGAAGTTAGTGAAGTAGGCTTGAGAATCGGCCACATCTAACTGATCCCCAGCAATCATGGACGTAGTAACAAGAACATACCCAGAACCTTTTCCGTATACCTGCACTAAACCCACAGCATCGTCTGCAATATCCGCCTGTGGAACACCAGCAAACATGAAAGTTTGTCCGGTACGGGCACCACTCACAGCATGTCCGTCATTTGAGTCCGCAGTATCAAAGAACACTGGATAAAACGCCGAAGCGGTAGATCCTTTAATGTTCTTGCAGATTATAAACACTTTATCTGCATCATCTCTATTAACTTGTTGAAACAACATTTTATTTCCTCCGTAATGTTTTCACTGGCCTACCAGATATTTGTATATATTTTTCTGGTAGCGTTTGTTCACTGACGAAGTACTCTCCCCGCTACTTCCGTTGATTTATTTTTAGTAGTCGAAACTTACAACATACACTTTACAAGTAACATTAGCAGCCGAATCAAACAGAAACGTACCGGTAGCCGCTGTATAGGATGTTATATTAAGGTCAGTTGGCCCATCGGATATTTGTTGCGTCCAATAGCCTACCGCACTTTTAATTCCTGAAACCCACTGATCGTTATCATCGATATTCTCTGAAACGAATGTAGCAATGGTAAGTTTAAGGGAGCCTAGATTATGGGCTGTAACTGAGTCGGGTGTTTTATCTGCCATAATTCCCCCTTAAGCCACAATGCCAGTTATTTTGCCCAATCGTCTACGATTATTTGTTCCTAATTCAAGGGCAGTAATAATCTGAGATACTTTAGCTGTTTGGTTTGAGGGTTTCGTCCAATCCGTCTGTTTCATATTGTTTCCAGAAGAAACATATAATTGAATGTGGTCAGAATTAAGGAAGTACATAACTCCCGCCGTAGCCGCCGTATCAAAGAAGATCGGGACACGTTTAAACAACAATTTACCAAATGAAGCATCAGCAGATTCATTTCCTTGGAAACGAAGTTGCGGAGTAAGTGATCCCTCATAATAAGAATGGACTGTAGGAGTTGTAACCAAGAAGTCTGGCGCAGCTCCACGAGTGACTTGGGTATTATAAGTACTCAACATATCAGAACGTCCCTGACCAGCAAATGAACCCCCCGAAGTGACCAGTGACTGCCACCAAGAATAGGTCGTTGAGTTAATATCGCCTATTTCAGAAGTAGTATCAACTAGTGTAGCTAATGAGTTAATTTCAGTTGACGCAGGAGCCGAATCGTACAGTTGTGTGTTAATTAAGTCTTTTAAGGACATTTCAGCTTGATTAATCTTTTGATTTACGAGATTAAGAACCGCTGAATCGCCTTGATTTTGAATATTTTCTTCTCGATTACTTACCGAGATAGACACCGCAGCTTCTTTCCACTTATATTGCGCCGTGGTAAAGCCCTCTTGCGGTGTAGTATCTAATTGGTCGTAGCCATTATAGAACTGGGCGGTTGTGTTCTTCGCATACATAAGCGGAGTAACAATAGTAGCACCACCATCAATAATAACTTGTCCTCTGTCTTTTAAGAATTTAATAGTAGCTAGATCATTGAAGATTTGGTCTTGAAGATCGCGCCGCCTATTTTCTAGAGTGGTCGTCAGTAACGTAGTTACGTTAGCTGGACCATGTGTAAACGTTGTATCTGCCATGTTAGTATTACCTCTTTATTTTATTTTTTTAGTCTAACATCCACACGTTTACCCAATTTAGCGTTTTCAAAAGCAACTCTATCTCTCTCTTGTTTATTAGAGACATAAATAACTTCAGGTTCCATAGATTTAGAAGGGGAAGCTGATACAGCTTTCTTCTTTGCCTCTACTTGTTTCTTAATCTGTCCATTAGCTTTTTCTAGATATTGTTTTTCTAAAGATTCGGCCACTTTAAATGCTTCTTCAAGTGAACCACCTTTCTTTTGTACAACATCTTCTAGAACTGCTTTCATAATAACAGGATTTATTTCCCAAAACTTCGGATTAGCTTTACCAAAAGCCTCAAGTTTGCTTTGTGCCTGAGTGTGTATTTTCTCTTGGTCATACTGAGCTAGTCTCTGTTCCAAAGCATTAAGCTTCTGCACAAAAGGCTGTGCCTGTTGCATTAATATTCTTTGTTGTACAGAAACAAACTTTTCTGGGTCCGTTTGGGCAGCTAGAAACTCGTCTTCGGTCAATGGCTCATTACTAATCTGTTGATTAGCCGTGGCGGGATTGTTTAGACGAGATTCTTTCCATTGAATAAATTCCTGAAATTCAGGATGATTAACAAACTCCTGATATGCTTGCGCCTGTTTTTGTATACCGGCAGCTTGCTGGGTAACTTCGTGGAATTTCCGTAACATGCCTCTTGCTCGGGCTTGTAACGGTTTTGGCAACGACTCCACATCATTTCCATTCCATTCCTCTATTTGAGGTTCTTGGTCTGGGTTGGAAGGCTCTGGTTGCGATTCAGTAGCGGGTTCCGTGGTAACATCTTGAACTTGCTGCGTATTCCCCGACGTAGCGACTGAAGTTTCCTGGGCCACAGGAACGGGTTCAGCCGTCTGTTCTTGTGTTATTTCTTCGGCCATATTTATCTCCTATTATACTGAGGAGGTACTTATAAGTAGTCTCAGTGATTTAAAATTGGTTATATAAAGTAAGTCTTTCTATGGAGATGGGACTCATTCCTGGCCCCATGTTGGTGGCCAGCACTATCAGCCTCTCTTACTTTAAGCATTTTCATTATCGCTGCTTTTTCTCTTTTTGTAGAATATGGGATAGGTTCCCCTGTTTTTGGATTACAAAGATTCTCATTTGTTTGTATTCCACCATTTCCTTCTAAATACACATCCGGTAACCATACTGGCGCTACGTTTGAACAAAGGTCGCATATTTCGTATTTATTACCTGTTTTATCATAACCTATTTTAATTCTAGCAGCAGCCGTTGTATTACAAGTATTACAGTGCATTATTCTTGTCCTAATTCTTTTTGTGCTTTGTTTATTTCTTTCTCTTTAATTTTAAGTTCGCCCATAGCTCTAATTAAATCTACTAACACTTTATTTTGTTTTGTAGTGGCATTAGCCGCATCAATCTGCATTTCTGAACCTTGCGAAGCAATGCTTAGTTGTTTAGCTTCTTCTGTTTGTGCTGACTGTTGCGATTTCATTTGTTCTTGAGCCTGCATTTCGGCTTCAAAAGCCAGCGTAATTTCTGGTAAATCCATTGTTTCTATAATCATACGCCCTATTGCTCCAATTAGCGGGCCACCGGGGATTGCTCCCGCTTTAGGAGCCATCTCAACTAATTGTAATAGGGTTTTCATTAGTTCACTTCTATCAATCGGAGTAGAAGAACCAGCAACTACTTCTACATCGTACTCACCTTGAATATCTTCCGCTGTAAAAGTAAATCCTTTATTTGCTGTAACTGCTTCTGGCCCTTGGGCGGAGGCTCTTTCTTGAATAGCCGCTTGTAATTCTGGAGACTGTACACCAAGAATACGGACATAATAAG